TCACCGACGAGCTGAACAAGATCCTGGACATGCTGACCGGTGCCTGAACTGCTGGCCCAGACACAGGACCTCCAGCGGAGCCCGACGAATGCCGCGGAACGGGGCGCTGGTACGGTAGACAAGCAGGCGTTTCGGAGCCCTGCCAATGCGCAGCGCCGGGGTGTCGCCAAGCCGGGCGCGTGCCAGCTGCTCGATCTGCAGCGCAAGGTCCGGGTCCGACAGGATGTCGATATCGATGGCCGCAACGCCGCCGCCGACAATACCGATGCCGCAGTCGGGCCAGCCCGACCATGTCGCAACCTCGACCTCAGTGGTCGGCCGCTCCGCATGACGGTTCCATTCAGGGTAATCGACCCACACACCGCGCTGGTATCGGCCCGGCTTTTTGCCGCCGGGCGCGATGGGCAGGATGGTATAGCCGTTGGCCAGAAGGCGCGAGCCATGGCGCGCCATGAAGGATGTGCTCATCAGAACGGGCACTCCGACATGTCGGCGGCGAGCTCGCGCAGATGATCACAGTAGCCCGTGACCAGATGCTCAACGAAGCCTGCCCACTCGGCATCACTGAGGGTTGCAAGGTCGGTCTTGCCGATCTGTTCGAGGAAGCGGCCGCCTGCCTGGCCGCCTTTGACCATTGCGGCCTGTTCATTGCGGCTGGCGTTGATCATGCCCTGCCTCCGGTGACAGAGTTCCTGGCAGACACGGCTGCAAAGATATTTCCGGCTTTCGTCCCGGCGGGGATCGGAGACCCGGTAGTGTGGGACGAACCAGCCGAAGCCGCGGGGTTCGCGATGGCAGACCGAGCAGAGCCCGGGGTTGGCGTATGGCATGCGTCGAACCTCGCCTTGGTGATTTCGGTGTAGTTGCCTGACGGGCGCACAGCGATGTGACTGGGGCGGCGCAGACGGTGGACCAGCTGGAGAGCCGCATAGACCGAGCGCGGCACAGGAATGCCAGGCGCCCGTTCACGCCACCATGCCTCGGCCTTGGTGCGGGGGTAGCCGGTGTGCTCGAGACAGATCCACTCGTGGTGCCAGCCAAGCCCGCACTGATAGGTGACCTTGAGCGAAGGGCGGCCGCCCAACTTTTCATGGCGCTGGTAGGTGACATTGGAGACCTGCAGCCATTCCGGACGCTTGGGTTTCCCTGACGACAGCACGGCAAGTGTCGATGCCGTTGGCGCCAACTGCACCTTACGAGCCGGGAAGATGTAACCGCAATCAGGGCATTCCAGTGCTGCGGCAGCAACGATGCTTTCGCACTCGGGGCAGACCTTGACCGGCGCATCACCATCGCCCGAACCCGGCCGCTTCGGCTTCACGAGATCGATCGGACCGTGACGTTTCACGTTTCCGGCGAAGTCCAGAACCAGGCAGTTGTCCTTGCCTTGCGCCAGCCGCGTGCCGCGCCCTGCCATCTGAACGTAAAGCCCGGCCGACTTGGTCGGGCGCAGCATGGCGATCAGGTCCACGGCCGGGGCGTTGAAGCCGGTGGTCAGCACCCCCATCGATGCCAGCGCGCGGATCTTGCCGGCCTTGAACTCCGCAATGATGCGATCGCGCTCGTCCTTGGGGGTATCGCCGAAGATCGTGGCGCAACTGATCCCGCACCGGCGGAATTCCTCGGCAACGTGTGTTGCGTGACTGACGCCCGAGCAGAAGGCCAGCCACGACTTCCGGTCCTTACCGTAGGCGATGATCTCACCGACTGCGGCCTTGGTGATTGCGTCCTGGTCGACCGCCTTCTCAAGGTCGCGGGCGATGAACTCACCCCCACGCGAACCGACGCCAGTCACATCAAGCTTGGTCTGGGGCTGCTTGGACATCAGCGGGCTGAGGTAGCCAGCCATGATCAGATCCCGGACCGACACCTCGTAGGCGATGTCGGAGAACAGCGCGTTTTCGCCTTCGTGGAGCATTCCGGAATCGAGGCGATATGGCGTGGCCGTCAGCCCGATCACCTTCAGCTTCGGGTTGATCCGCTTCATCGCATCAAGGAATTTGCGGTACATCGTGCTGGCCTTGCCCGGGATCAGGTGGGCTTCATCAATCAGGATGAGATCGCAGTGGCCGATTTCCGCCGGCCGGCGGTGGATTGACTGGATCCCGGCGAACAGGATGCGCGCTTCGGCATCACGGCGGCCGAGGCCGGCCGAGTAGATCCCGGCAGGGGCTTGCGGCCACAGGCCCAGCATCTCGGCATGATTTTGGGCGATAAGCTCGCGGACATGGGTCACGACCAAAATGCGCTGATCGGGCCAGGCCTTGAGCACCCCGTCGATGAACGAGGCCATGACCAGACTTTTGCCACCAGCGGTCGGGATGACCACCAGGGGGTTTCCGTTCTTGTCTTCGAAATAGCTGTAGATCGCGGCGATCGCCGACTGCTGATAGGGGCGGAGCTTAAGCATTTGCGGCCTCCTTCTGGCGCGCGTCGTTCAGCCAGTCGGAGCCATCGGCCATGCGGTAGGCGACGAAATCCTCGCCGGCGTCGGTGACGGTTCCGGGGACGAGATCAGGGATGAAGAGATGGCGGGCGCAGGCGCGGCGCTGGTCCTGGGCATCGAGCCTGCGATCGTGGCGGGCGCAGTGCCAACCGCCCTCGACGGGGGTGGAATGCAGGCAGGTCCGGCAGTTCAGGGCTGCATCTCCGGCGTGGCAGGCAGCATGGTGCGAGCACATGCGGCACTCGAACCAGGTCGGATCATCGCTGATCCGGGCCGGAGGATGCTGGGCATCGATGGTGCGTTTGGCCTTGTCGAGCAGCCGGGTTGCAGCTTCAGGATCGGCTTCGATCCGCTCGATATGCAGCGCGTCTGTGTCCTTGCAGACCGCAATGTACATAGCCCGGGTCAACCCGGTCAGGTGCATGTAGATCTGCATCTGGGCGGTGTGCTGCGGCTTCGAGACGACAACGCCCTTGGCAACGAGATCCGCGAAGCTCTTGATCGAATGGGTCTTGAACTCGACGACGTGCCAGGTCTTCGGCGCTTCCAGCAGGCCAAGGGCGACGCCATCAAGAGAGCCGCCAAAATGACCGCCATGGGCCTCGACCCGGAACTGGCGACCGGTTTCGGGATCGACCTCCAGCACCGTGGCGCCGGTCGAGCGAAGGTTGGCGACGATCCGGTCTTCTTCGCGCTGCCCGGTCTCGAACAGGCGAAGCATGCGACCGGAAAAGCGCGAAGGCGTGACCCAGCGGAAATCGAACCACAGCGCGCGGCCGCAGGATTTACCGATCAGCGATGCGCCGAGATGTTCGCGAAAGCCGTCACCCTGGCGGTTTTCGTATGCGGCATAGATCGCCGTCAGAGTGGGTGTCGGTGCGGCGGGAAGCTCTGCCATCACAGATCCTCCGCTTCGCTGCGGGCACGGGCTGCGGCGATCAGGTCAGCCCAGACTTCGGGATCGTGGCGGGCGCGCAGGATATCGATCAGCGCGTCCTTCATCTTGTTACGGCGGTGCCAGCCGCTGCCATCGGCGAGCAGTTCGGCACGCTCGCGGTAAAGGTGGCGCTGCGCGGTACGGGCGCGGTTGAACCACACCGGGTCGATCGGTTTTCCTCGCGTCTGGCGGGTCAAATCGGCCGTTGCGATCTGGGTGCGGATCTTGGCGATCGCGTCATCCAGCTCGATCAGGCGGCGCTGTTTATCAGGCAAGCCGGGGGCGTTCGCGGCCGCAGGGGCCGCGTTGAGCGGTTCAGTCATGGTCAGTCTCTTTGTCTGGCTGAGGCCGCCGCGACGTCCCGCAGCGGCCTGCAGGGGTCAGCCGTTACGGTTCCAAGGGGCAGCAGCCGGCGCGGCCGGAGTCTGCGAGGCCGCGGGTGCTGCCTGATAGGCCGGTGCTATGGGAGCCTTTTCCGGGACGAGGTAACGGATGGTGTTTTTCTCCGAATAGCCGTCCTTGGGCGGCTTCACCCCGACCTGGATTGTCATCGGAACCAGGTGCAGATCGACACTGTCGTTGACCTGCAGCTTGCCGGTTGCGTGGCAGATGGCCGACAGTGTGCGCTGCGCAATCTCGACCGTCTGCGGGTTCGAGTTCACGAGGTTCAGCTGGTCGAACAGCTTACGGCCCTGGTACTGGCCCTCGATGATGTCGAGCATCAACCAGAGGAACTGGCCCATGCCGTTGCGGGTGACGCGCATCTCGCTTTCGACAATCTGGGCGCGGTATTTGCCGGCGGGGAGAACGTCGTAGCCGGTGGTGGGTTCGATGCCAGTCGCATCGAAGGCGGTATCAAAACGTGCCATGGTGGAAATCTCCGGTCTGATCAGGACTGTTCGGGCTGGGGCATGGCCGCGACGAAGGCTTTCCAATCGAGCGGAAGCGTGTCGGGCAGGCCGTAGCGGTTCTTGGCGAGGAAGGCCGGACGCTCTGCGGTGTGCAGGACGCGTTCACCGGAGCCGAGTGCCCGGGCTACCTTCTTGTTAAAGCCAACATCCGCCTTCGTGATGGACATGCGGTAGTTGGCAAAAAGCACGACATCGCAGTGCTCCTGCAGCAGGGCTGCGGCACGTGCTTGGAGCTTGATGACGTAGCGATCGTAGGGCTCGTGTTCAGGGCTATCGAAACGCTTGATGTCCGTGTGGGCGATCTGGACGACGGCCATGCCGCGGCGATCACGCAGGGTATTCAGGCGATCGAGGTATTCGCGCCACACGGTAAGCGCCTCGGCATAACCCTTGCCGAAGCCAGGTGCTTCGATCGAGGCCCAGCCATTGCGGCGGCAGGTTTCGGCCCAGACCAGCGGTTCCAGCCAGTCCACGCTATCGATGACAACAGTGCTGTAGGCATGCTCCTCGTTGAGCAGGGCATCGAGCGCTTCGACTACATCGGCGTAGCTGGTGGCGAGCGGGAAATGCGGGACCTTCAACATGCCAAGGCCGTCCTCGGTCATGATCACGACGGGAGCGTCGGCCCCGGCAGCGAAGGTGGTTTTCCCGACCCCATGCACCCCGTGCATGAGGATGCGGGGCGGACGCAGCGTGCTCGACGTCTGCAGGGAGGAAAGGGAGATCGCCATCAGTTGGCCCCCCCTTTAGCCATGGCATCTGCCTCGGGCTCGCTGGAGTAAACGGCCAACAGCGGGGTGCCGTCGGCGTGGGTGCCGGCTTCTTCAATGTGATACCGGCGCTGAACCTCGAAGATTTCCGGCAACTCCCAGCGACGATAAAGGCCGGGGATCCGCTTCAGAGGCTCAGTCGGGATGGCGGTGGTATGGCTCATCAACTGGGACTTTCTGTGTTTGGATGGACGCTCGGTGCGTCCGAAGTTGAAAAGCCAACCACGCGCACCGAGCGGGACAACGAGGTCAGGATTTTTGTTCTGCATGGTCGCGAAGCCGCTTCAGCGCGCGCTGGAAACGCTTGCGGGCAGCCGGTTCGGACAGGCCCAGTTGCTGACCGGCCTCCGCCTGGGTGTAGCCGTCGATGACCACGCGCAGGACCAGTTCTGCATCGACGCCGATTAGGTCGGTCAGCTCTGCAAGCAGGCGTTCCGGTGAAAGGTCGGGATCAACGAAATCCGCGATCCCGCCGTGCAGATCGGTGTCGAATTCTACCTGCTTGGACGCACGGCTGGTTTCGCGCTGATGGGCCCGCAGCATGTCGCGCTCGACATTCATCAGGACTGTGGCCGCGACCCAGTTCACGCGATCGAGATCAAGTTCGCGGATCGCGGTCGTCGCGCGGGCCAGGATTTCAGACGCGATCTCGTCGGTATGTCCAAGGCGGCGGGCCCGTGACCGACGGAAGACGCCGTCAAGCCCGGGCCACAGCGCAAGAAGCATCAGCGTAAGAGCGCAGTCCCCCGCGCGATCATTGGCCTTGGCGCTCTGGATCAGATCGCCGAGGAGCAGGTTCTTCTGATCGGGCAAGCCAACGCCGCGATGCAGGTGGTCCAGCAACGCCGCTGGATCCGCAAAACCGGTCAATCCGCGGTGACTGGTACGCACCGTGGCGAAACCGCGCTGGAAATTTAGGGTGGAAGACGATTGAACGAGGTGTTGGTGAAATTCGTGCCACGACGAGGGCATTTGACGCCAGCCTGACGGCCGGGCGTCGAGCGCCTCCTCATGGCCAGATCAGGGCGTCAAGCGCCTCTCGTTTCGGGGATGTTTGGGTAAGTCTGCCGCTACGCTAGCAAGCGGACTTCTTGTTCAGGGTGCCGCAACCGTGGCAGTTCGCGGTAACCGGGAACCCAACGAGATACTCGCGGTGCTTCTGAACGCGGATGTGCAGCTGGTTTCCGTTGGCGACACCGAGGAGCTTGCCGCACTCAGTACAGCGCCATTCAGGTTCGCCACCGGTCAGGCCGCCACTGCTGATAGGCGCATTATCGCCGCCATCGTTAGCAGCGGAGTGGCGCCGGATCTTCTTGAGCTGGTAGGCACTCGTGTGCGGCTTTCCGGCAGCCTGCGTCAGGGAAGGATGAGAGCGGTCAACATTCATAGTCGGGGACTCCATTTGGGGTTTTGAAAGGACGAGTTCGGTGGTTCGGAAAAGCGTGCTTTCCCGTGGCTGCATTTTGAAAATTGTGTGATGTCAGCGGGTGTTAGGCGGCTTCGTCAGTCTCGGATTCCGCTCCGCGCCGTTTGAATCCAAGGCTGGCAGCCTTTTGTCGGCTCTGGCGCGCCTGCTTACGGGCTTCGCGAAAATCCGGTTCAAGTTCGGTGAGTTTGTCGACCAAGCCCTGCAAATCGTACATGTTCGACATGCGGCCCTTGTGATCTGCATAGCGCGGAATGCGCTTGATCAAGCCTTCGTCCTCTAGGTCCGTCAGGTAACGCTGGACCTGGCGTTCGCCGATGCCGAGCCGCTGAGACAATTCCTTCTTGCTCGGATAGGGTTTGCGACCAGCATCCCACCAATGATCCACGATCTGGATCAGCACCGCCAATTGCGTCGGGTTCAGGTGCAGACGGCGCTGCGCTCGCAGCAACAGAGACGGCAGCATGCAAAACCCACTGTCCATGACTTTCGCGCCCCATTTCTGGCTGGCGGGGGACTTCCGGGACTTCTTCTCCGGTGCTACATTTTCGGTCGTTGTTTCGTCTTGATTCGTGTCAGCCATTCGCGATCTCCATGCCCGGTAAATGGGCCCGTTGAGTCGAATGCACAAGAGTCGACCCGGGGACATATTTAACCCCAGGACTACGGTCATTACTGCCTCTACCGGAGAGGCGAGAGTGTCTCCTGAATCAGGACGTATGTAACTACGACGAACGTTAAGTCGTATAAGGAGCATAAAGTGCCCCAGTCAAAAATGACCTAGGGTCGCGCCTGAACTTTTTCTCCAACTGCGGTTCTCTCGGTTTCCATCGGTGTCCCATTGCCCCTGGGCATCTGGCTTTTCCGTCTCAGCACCATCGTTCGGCACAGCCGGGCGAGAGACGGAGACCCACAAGTGAAACGCCCCAACCCGCTGCCGCCCAACGACATGTCCCCCGTCCAGCGGCGAACCGAACTGTGCGCTATCCTCGGGCTTGGCCTCGCCCGCCTGCACCTTCGAAATGTCGGTCAACTATCTGAAGAAGATGGAGACTTTCCGCTACACTTCACGCCTGAACAGAGCGGTAGTGCACCTCCAACTCAGTGGAGCAACGCACAATGAAACCCGATCCCGTCCTAGCCCGCCTGGCCGCCATGAAGGCCGCCCCGGTCGCTGAACTGAAGAAGCAGTGGCGCGAGCTGTTCAGCGAGGAACCGCCGGCATTCAACCGGCGCTACCTCGAAAGCCGCCTGGCCTACCGCATCCAGGAGCTGGCCTACGGCGGCCTTAAGCAGGAAACGGTCAGGCGCCTGCAACAGATGGGCGAACAGCTCGACGGCGGCAACATCACAACCCGCCGCGTGCGCGCTGACCTGAAGCCGATCGTCGGAACCCGCCTGATCCGGGAGTGGCAAGGCGTCGAGCACACCGTGACCGTCACTCAGGACGGTTTCGAATGGCAGGGGCGCCCTTACCAGTCTCTGTCCGCAATCGCCCGAGCCATTACCGGGTCACGCTGGAACGGCTGGATATTCTTCGGCCTCAAGGATCATCGGAGGGCAGCATGAACAAACCGGTCGTCCGCAAACTACTCTGCGCGGTCTACACGCGCAAATCATCGGAGGAAGGGCTCGAGCAGGAGTTCAACTCGCTGCATGCCCAGCGCGAGGCCTGTGAGGCCTACATCACCAGCCAGCGCGCCGAAGGGTGGGTGCTGGTCCGCGACCAGTATGACGACGGCGGGATTTCCGGCGGTACACTCGAGCGTCCGGGATTGAAGCGCCTGCTTTCGGACATCGAGGACGGGCTGGTCGATGTGGTGGTGGTCTACAAGATCGACCGCCTCTCGCGATCCCTGATGGACTTTGCCAAGCTGGTCGAGGTGTTCGACCGGAACAACGTGACATTCGTTTCGGTGACGCAGGCGTTCAATACGACGACCAGCATGGGCCGGCTGACCCTTAACGTCCTTCTTTCCTTCGCCCAGTTCGAGCGCGAGGTGACCGCTGAACGTATCCGCGACAAGTTCGCCGCTTCCCGGGCCAAGGGGATCTGGATGGGCGGTGTCCCCCCGCTGGGCTATGATGTTCAGTCGCGCAAGCTGGTGGTGAATGAAAAGGCGGCCGCCAATGTCCGCTACATTTTCCAGCGGTTCCGCGATGTCGGCTCGGCCACGCTTCTGCTACGGGAATTGAGGGAGCGAGGCATCACGACCCGTCAAGGCAAGACGATCACTAAGGGCTACTTGTACCGTCTGCTCGCCAACAAAGCCTACATCGGCGAGGCCGTCCACAAGGGTAACAGCTATCCCGGCGAACATGACGCGATCATAGATCAGGAGCTCTGGGACGCTGTGCGCGCCATCACGAAGGAAAGCCCTCGGACTCGGGCGAATCGTGCGCGCGCCAATACGCCTGCGTTGCTGAAGGGTCTGCTCTGGGGATCGGATGGCGGGGCGTTTTCACCGACCCACTCCTGCAAGAACGGCAAGCTCTACCGCTACTACGTCAGCCAGACGCTGCTCCGCCATGGAGCAGGTTCCACCACGGTGGGGCGCGTGCCTGCCGCCGAAATCGAAGGCGCGGTCGTCAACCAGCTGCGCGCCGTGTTCCGGCAGCCGGAAATCATCATCGGCGCATGGAAGGAGGCCGTCAAACACGCCCCTGCAATGACCGAAGATCAAGCGCGGGATGCCCTGATCAATCTGGACCCGATGTGGGATGAACTGTTCCCGGCCGAGCAGGCCCGGATCGTGCAGCTATTGGTCGACCGGGTCATCGTTGGCTGCGCCGGACTGGAACTGAAGCTGAGGGTTGATGGGCTCGATGCGCTGGCCCGCGAACTGCAGGTGCCTGAACTGGAGGAGGCAGCATGAGCAAGGTCGTGACAATTCCCCAGACCGTGTCGATCCACATTCCGTTCCAGATCACCAAACGCGGCGGTCGCAAGGAGATGGTTCTGCCAGCCGGTGCCCAGCTACAGCGCCCCCGCACCGACAACACGGTGGTCAAGGCGCTGGCGCGAGCCTACCGCTGGAAGCGCCTGCTGGAAACCGGTGCCTACACATCGGTGTCGGACCTCGCCGAGAAGGAAAAGATCGGTTTGAGCTATCTGACCCGGGTCCTGCGCATGACGCTGCTGGCCCCTGACATCGTTGATGCCATTCTTGACGGTCGGCAGGGGGACGGGATCGATCTTGCCACGCTGGCCGCGCCTTTCCCCAACGAGTGGGGCGCGCAGCGGCGACATTTTGGCATCGACGCCTGATGGGGGGCCTCTCCGTGAAAACCGCGGATGCTTTTTGCTGACGGCAGCGACCTTGGCTTGCTATCGCAGACAGCATGACCAACGCCCGCGCCGTCGATAGCTTCACCGAGATCGCCACCTTGCGCATCACGCTCAAGGACTCTGACCCGCCCATCTGGCGCGAGGTTGAAGTTCCGACCTCGATCACACTCAAGGTCCTGCATGATATCGTCCAGGTCACCATGGGATGGCTGGACTATCACCTCTGGCAGTTCGTCATCGGCGGTCAGACCTATGGCCTGCCCACGGACGAAGATTGGGGCACAGCTCCGCGCAAGCCAGCATCACGAACCCGTCTGCGTGACGTCATTGGCCCGGGCACCACGCTGATCGATTACACCTACGACTTCGGCGACAACTGGGAACACGAGCTTGTTATCAGCGATGTGCGTCGCGGCGATCCTGGCAAAGCCTATCCCCGCTACATTGGCGGCGAGCGAGATTGCCCGCCCGAAGATTGCGGAGGCATTCCCGGCTTTTACGAGATGCTGGAAGCGAGGTCCGACCCAACCCATCCGGATCATGCCGAAATCAGCGAGTGGCTGGACGAATACGATCCCGACGAGCTGGACGTTTTTCCGATCGAGGTGGCGCTCGGCCGGATTTCCGCACGCCGCAATGCGGCGGCCAAGCGTATCCTGAAGTCGGCAAACGACTGAAGGGCATAGGACGCGGCCAGCGCCACCGCTGCGGCGGGTTTACCCCACGGACTGATCGCATCCGTTGACGAATCACGGCAACAATGTTCTTTAAATGTTCCATTCGTTCTGGAACCTGAAAAGTGCTGCGCTTCGTCGATCATCCCACCCCGCTCGAACTGCCGTTGTTCGGCTCGCCTGTAGAGGCTGGCTTCCCAAGCCCGGCCGATGACCACATCGAGGGCAAGCTCGACCTTAACGAGCACCTGGTGCGGCGGCCGGCCGCAACCTTCTTTGTGCGCGCGGCCGGGGAATCCATGCGTGGCGCCGGGATTTTCGATGGTGACCTGCTCGTCATCGACCGTGGGATTACACCGCAGCCCGACGATATCGTTATTGCCGTTGTGCACGGCGAACTGACCGTCAAACGGCTGCAAAAGGTCGGCGGCGCATGGCAGCTGGCGGCCGAGAACTCAAAGTTCCCGACCTTGCCCATCCGGGATGATGGCTGTGAAATCTGGGGCGTCGTGACCCACAGCATTCGGCGTCACTGTGGACGCTGATGGCCACCTTCGCACTGGTCGACTGCAACAACTTCTACGCATCCTGTGAGCGGCTGTTCCAGCCGGACCTGCGGGACCGTCCGGTCGTGGTCTTGTCCAACAACGATGGCTGCGTGATCGCCCGCTCCAATGAGGCCAAGGCGCTGGGCATCGCTATGGGCGCACCGCTGTTCAAAATTCGCAAGCTTGTCGACGAGCATGGCGTCATCGTCCGTTCCTCGAACTACGCCCTCTATGGGGACATCTCGGAGCGCGTGATGAGCGTACTGGGTTCGCAGGCGCCGGCCCATGAGATCTACAGCATCGACGAATGCTTCCTGGACCTCGACCGGATGGCGGTCGCCGAT